ACACCGCAGAAAATCTGGAACTGCATTGTAGGAGCCGTGACGCAGGTAGCCACATGGGGCGCGAATATGCAGGCGAAAGCCAGCGAAGTAATGAACACAATGATTACGGGCATTGTGAATATCGTAACGCAGACACCGCAGAAGATATGGAACTGCATTGTAGGAGCCGTGACGCAGGTAGCCACATGGGGCGCGAATATGCAGGCGAAAGCCCGCGAGGTAATGAACACCATGCTTACGAATATCGTAAGTATCGTTACACAGGTGCCGCAGAAGATTTACAACAGTATTTCCGGGGCTATTTCCAAAGTAGCGCAGTGGGGCACAGAGGTTAAAAATAAGGCCGTGGAGGGTATGAACATGGTACTTAACGGTATCACGGGCGTATTTTCCAATATCGGCAGCACGTTTGCAGACATTGGCAGCAACATTGTAAGCGGTATCTGGAACGGAATAAGTGGCGGCTGGGACTGGCTGAAAAATAAGGTATCAAACCTTGCAAACAGCCTGCTTGACGCGGCAAAGGACGCGCTGGGGATTGAAAGCCCATCGAAGCGTTTCCGGGACGAGGTAGGCGTATATATGGCGCAGGGTATCGGCGTAGGATTTGAAAAAGAAATGCCTGCCATAGCCAAGAGGATAGAAAAAGCCATACCGACAGAGTTTGACATTGGAACAAAGGTAAACGTAGGCAGCAACGCTGTATATGACACCAGAGGGAACCGCAGGGCATACGGTAGCGGAGCGCTTGCGGGAGGCTTTACCGTTATCCAGAACATTTACGCCAACACTACGGACTACGCAAAGCAGCAGAAAGAAGCTGCGCGGCAATTCCGAATGATAGCAAGGACGGTGGGGTAAGCCTATGGAATACGAAAAGTTGATTTACACCAATGAGAGAGGCGAAAGCGTAGAGTTTAGCACAGCCAGTATCTACCATTGTAACGTGAGCAAGGACGTTGACGGCATAGCGGGCGTTACGAATGTGCTTTACAGCACAAACAGTATGGGGCAGCATGGCGATACTTACGTAGGGCAGAGGATAGAGGCAAGGGATATTGATATAACGGGACATATCAACGCCAAGGACAAGGCGCAGGCATACGAACTGCGACGGAGCCTCTTAAAAGTCCTTAACCCGGAGCTTTCCGGCACGTTGGCCTACGAGTTTGGAGGCTTTAAGCGCGTCATTAACTGCCGCCTGCATGGAGAGCCGAAATTAGAGCGCAAAAGCGTTTTGATAGAGTTTACAATACCGCTTGACTGCCTTAACCCGTTCTGGCGGGAGGAGGACGAACAGAAAGAGGATATTGCGAGCTGGGTAGCGGCGTGGGAGTTTCCCTGTGAGATAGAAAAGGATAACCCGGAAAGCATGATTTTTGGATACCGGGCAGAAAGCGTTATTGTGGACTGCTATAACGAGGGCGACGTATCAACAGGAATGAGGGTAAGATTTACCGCGTTGGGGACAGTGACGAACCCTATACTTTTGAATGTGGATACAGGAGAGTTTTTAAAGCTCAATGTTACCATGCAGACAGGCGACGTAATAGAGATAAACACCCAGTACGGGAGCAAGGGAGCAACGCTGACGCGGGACGGGGAGAAAACCGATTATTTCCGCTATGTGGACGTTGACAGTACCTTTATGCAGCTGGAAATAGGGGACAACAATTTCCGTTATGACGCGGAGAGCGGCGTAAACTCTATGGAAGTCTCTATATTCTACAACAAGGAGTATCTGGGGGTATGAGTATGGAGCTTAGAGTATTTGACAAGGCCATAGAGCCGCTGGGGGCAATCGACGAGCTGGCAAGCCTGATATGGCGCATGAAATACTTTGATGTGGGAACATTCAGCCTGCTTGCCCCCATTACGGACAATAACAGTAAATTGCTGATTGAGGGCAATATTATTGTGAAGCACGACGGGAAAAAGGAAGTGACGGACGCAGCGGGCGGTATCTGGCGGCGGGCGGCACAGATTACCTACGTGCATATCACAAAAGACGAAAACGGCTTAGAGCAGATAGAGGCACAGGGGAAAATGCTTAGCTGGTGGCTCAATAAGCGCTGTATCAGCCCGCAGATTGTGGAGACAGATACAAACCAGAACCTTATAAATTCCATGATACAGAAGAACTGCGGGAGCGCGGCGACAGCAAAGCGCCAGTTTCCGCAGTTTACCATATTGGAGCAGGCGGATATGGGAGGCAGCAGCGTTGAGTATGCAAACGAGGTATACGCGAAGCTGGGCGACGAGGTAAAGGCGCGGGCACAGGCCGGGAAACTGGGCTATGACATTCTGATTAACGAAAGAGAAAAGAAATACGGGTTTTATCTCTATAAGGGAAACGACCTTACAGCAAAGAATAATGACGGAAATACGCCCTGCATATTTTCCCGTGATTTTGATAACGTCAATGAGCAGGAATATACGGCCAGCATTGAAAACTGCGGGAATTTTATCTATGTGCAGGGGGCAGCTGATGAAAACGGAAATCAGCCAGTAACGACCGTAGACGGAGAGGGCGCAGAGGGGCTGGAACTGGTAGAGGTTTTCTGTGAGGCTACGGATATTGCAAGGAAATACCAGAGCGGGGAGACAGAGGTAACGATACCGCTTGATACCTACATAGAAATGCTTAAGACGCGGGGAGCGGCGGAGCTGGAAAACTACGGGGAAACCATAAACTTTGTGAGTACCATAAACACAAATTCAAACCTGCGTTTTAAGGAGGATTTTAATTTAGGCGACCGTATAACCTGCAAAGAAAATAAATGGGGGATACAGATTGACGCAAGGATAACAGAAGTAACAGAGACATACCAGAAAGGCGCGGAGGAAATCGAGGCGACGTTTGGGGACAGCTTACCCACTCTGGTAGACCAAATAAGGAAAGTGAGGTAAGGGGAATGGCAAATTGCTTACCATTCAATGCGATAGAGCATGACAGGGTATATAAAGCCGAGGATTGGGCGTGGTATTTTGCCACGTTCATAGCAAACGGGGTATTTCCAAAGCCCAGCGACGGACTGCAAGTGATAGCCTACAGCGGAATGGAAATAAAGGTAAATGCGGGATACGCCTTTATCAATGGCTATGCGTTCCGAAACCCGGCCAGCGCCAGCATTACTCTTGATACGGCAGAGGGAGCCTTAAACCGTATCGACCGGGTAATAGTACGCTGGGATTTAACGCAAAGGGATATGTACTTAGCTGTTTTAAAGGGTACACCGTCTGCACAGCCAGCAGCAGTTAGCTTAACCAGAAATACAGAAATATGGGAGCTGGCGCTTGCGGATATTTACGTAGGAAAAGGCGTTACCAGCATTAAAACCCAGAATATCACGGACAGGCGCTTTAATTCTGCCCTGTGCGGGATTGTAACGGGGACAGTGGAAGAAATCGACGCAAGCGTACTGACGAAGCAGTTTGATGATTTTTTCAGTACATACAGCCAAGCGGTACTTGACGAGTTTAGCGTTTATAAGCAGAGCATGGAGGCTTATTTAACGGAAATCGGCGGGATTTACGACAGTTATGTAAGCAAAACAGAGAGCCTGTTTAATCAGTATAAGTCCCATTTTGAGGAGCGGTATACAGAATTTGAAAGTACATTAAGCCAGTGGGACGACGAGCTTTTAGCAGCTTATACGCAGTTTATGGCAAATATGGCGACTTTCCAGACCGAGGCAGAGAGCCAGTTTAATACATGGTTTGAGAGCATAAAGGATAAGCTGGGAGAGGACGCAGCCGGGCAGCTGGCTTTAGAAATTGAGGAGCTGACAGAAAGCGTAGAAGAACTGCGGCAGCAGGTACAGACGGGAAATGCGGCCATGCAGGAGGCGCTTGACGGGCTGGACGCGAGGCTTACAGCAGTAGAAAACGGCTGGGGCATTAACTATAACCATGACGCAGTATTAGGGCTGTGCTATATGGGCGCAGCGTGGATGTCCCAGTATTACGAAAGAACAGTAGAAACGGCAGTGTTAGGAGTTGGCTATATCGGCAATTCTTACCTTGCAAATACATTTTAAGAAAGGGGCATACCATGAAAGGGTTTCCAAAAACGCTTAAGACAAAAGATGATTATTACAACTGCCTTGCTATGGTGGCGGCAGGAGAGCTGAAAGCAGCAGACCTGCTGGCAAAGATTGAGGGGCTGGAAAAGCAGCGCTACATACAGTGCGCCGTTGTAAAGGCAGAGGAGGCAAAGAAAGCCGTAACAATTTATTACTGCGACGAGGCAGCAGAGGGCATGGCTTTTGTGTCCGGAGACGTAAGCGGCACAGTAACGGCAGTTACCCACACAAAGAGCGAGGAGGCAGAGGTGGCAGGCGAGGAGATGAACGACAGAACCGTTTTAACCCTGTCTAAAGGAATTGCCGCAGGAAGTACCGTTATTGCGCTGGAACACGCGGAAAAGGTAGCGGGAATGGATACAAACGATATTGCAGCGCTGAAAGGAGTTTTAAAGAAGTATGAGTAGATTATTGGTTGACGACGTAACGAAAACAGACAGCCGGGCGCTTCTGAATGTAAGCAAAATGGCGACTATCAGCGACATTGTGACACCGACGAACCAGTATTTATATGCCAGCGGAGCCAATGAGCTTACCTTAGTGGAAAACTGCGTAATTTCCGTAGGGGCAGCGGGAGTATTCAAAACAGGAAATACCGTTTTAAATGCCGCGAATTTGGACGTAGGCAGTGCTTTTACCGTGGGCTGTGATTACTACGTTTATATCTGTGACAGCAGGGTAGACGCGCAGGACGAGCAGTATGTCATTTCTCTTAATTCCACATATCCTACAGGCTGGAACGCCAGCAACAGCAGGAAGATTGGAGGCTTTCATTACGGGCGCTGCCGTAAGGTGGACGGGAATTTACAGCCCACAAACAGCAGCGGCGTGATTTTTGGCACAGGCTGGGAGAGCGCCGTAAGCAACGGCATTGTGCCGCGCAGCGTATGGACGCTGGGACACCGCCCGAAATGTAACCCGGAGGGCATGGTATATATCGGAGGCGGCACATGGGTAGACATTTACCTTAATTCTGACGACGGAGAAATGGGGCTGAAATCGGAGTACAACTGTGCGCCCATGACAGGAACGGAGGGCATGAACTGGTATAATTTTGTGGAGCGGCTGGCAAAGAGCGGTAAGCGCCTGCCGGATTACGCGGAGTTTTGCGCTTATGCTTTTGGCAGCCCTGCGGGACTGGACGACGCGAACACAAACGCATGGAGTGCAACGACAAATAGCGGCAGAGACGTAACGGGCAGCGTAGTTAATGCTGTATCTGCTGTAGGCTGCGTGGACGCTGTAGGCCGTGTATGGGAATGGCTGAATGATTTGATTACCAGAGCCGAACACGCCAAGAATACGGAAAACCACCCTAACGAGGCGTGGGGCTGGGATACCAATACACCGCTGAAAACAGGAGAAAAGAACTACGACGTTGGTAATATCTATCAGTATTACTATAATTCTCTGGCGGCGCTGATGGCGGGCGGCGGCTGGGGCAGTGGCGCGCGGTGCGGCGCGCGTGCGGTGAGTTGCAACGATTACCCGTGGGATGTCAGCGCGTACACCGGGGCGCGCGGGGCGTGTGACAGTCTGTAGACGGCGGGCGAAAGCCCAGCCGCAAGTAGTGGGAGGATAAAAAAGCATGACGACGAGAGACAAAAGCGATAGGCTACACCAGAAAATATATGATTTTCTGCTTTATATCTATCCGCTGCTTAGCAAGTATCCGAAATATGAGAAATTCAGCTTACAGACAGCGACCAGAAACGCCATACTGGAAATGCTGCAAGAGGTAATAAAGTGGCAGAAAACAGCCACGAAAAGCCATTTATACGCAGCGGATACGGCATTACAGCAGAGTAAGGAGCTTCTGCGGCTGGCAAATGATTTGAAGTATAGCGCTATGAACGCCCAGCACTACGGCCAGTGCTGCAAACGGCTTGCCGAGTTGGGCGTTATGCTGGGAGAAATCATAGACGAAGTAAAGGCTACGAGATAGCCGGAATATGGGGCAGCTGCTTACTTACAGCCCTCTGGCGGCGCTGATAGCGGGCGGCAACTGGAACAATGGCGCGCAGTGCGGCGCGCGTGCGGTGAATTGCAACAATTACCCGTGGAATGTCAACACGAACACCGGGGCGCGCGGGGCGTGTGACTTAGTGAGAGCATTACAGGCGCAGTGTTTTACGAAATGCTGGCAAGGACTTTTAATTAAGCAAATGCTTAATATCCTATAGTCAGAGCGGCTGTCCCGCCGTAAGGCAAAGAGAAAAAGCAGGGCTGCTGGTTAGTAGCTGCGGCGAAAGGCAGGAGCTTTTTAATTGAAGCGTATTTCACACGTTAAGAACCGAAACGGCCAGCTGGTAACGCTTATAGAGGCTATGGCCGATTACGGAAATATCCAGATTGCCTACAATAAGGCCAGAAAGTGCAAGCGATACCGCAAGGACGTTTTGATATTTACGAAAGAGAAAGAGGAGAATTTAGAGCGTGTAAGGCGGGAACTGCTGGAACTGTCCTATGAGCCGGGAGAGTACCGATATTTTAAGGTATATGAGCCAAAGGAAAGGCAGATAATGGCGTTGCCGTTTTATGACAGGGTGGTACAGCACGCCATAAACAACGTGATAGAGCCGATTTTCAGTAGGCGCTTTCTTTACCACTCTTACGCCTGCCGGAAAGAAAAGGGTATGCACAGGGCTTCTGCCACGCTGAAAAGCTGGCTTTACAGCTGGGAAAAGCATAACCCGGATAAACCGCTTTATGCAATTAAGGCAGACATACACCATTATTTTCAAAGTATCGACCACGAAACGCTTAAGGCGGAAATAAGGAGCCTGATAAAAGACGAGGGAGCGATTGCACTTATTGAAAGGATTATAGACCATAACGGCACAATGCCGGACGGGGTGGGGATACCTGTAGGAAACCTTACCAGTCAACTATTTGCCAATACATATCTGAACATCTTAGACCAGTACATAAAGCACACGCTGGGAGCAAAGTATTACGTCCGGTATATGGACGATTTTATAATACTTAGCCCGGACAAGAACCAACTGCGGGAATGGCTGGCAGAGATTGAGAGATTTTTAAGGGAACGGCTGAAACTGGAGCTTAACCCGAAAACAGCGATTTTATCAGCGAAGAACGGAATAGATTTTGTGGGATATAAGCATAGGGCGACACACAAGAAAGTAAGGCGCGACAGCATAAAGCGTATAAAGAAAACAATCCGAAAGCACCAAAGAGGGGACATTACAAAAGAGCGGTTACAAAAGAGTATTGCAAGCTGGACGGGACACGCAGGCCACGCCGACAGCTACAATTTACGAAAGAAAATAGTAACGCTTGCGGCAGCGGCGGAAAAGAAAGGGGGCGGCGGCTTGTAAATGGCAAGGAAAGCGCTGCTTAAGGTACTGGAAGAACAGCAGGAAATTATACAGCAGCAAAGCAGGCTGATTGTGGAACTGGTGGATACAATCGAGAGCTGGGAGCAGACGGCAGGCTATGACGGAGAAGAACTGAAAGAAAGGGCAAGAGCGTTGTGCGAAAGTGGCATAGAAACAGAGATTTACTGAATTTGCGTAGCAACGAGGCTTTCGTAGTGGAATTGGAGCGGATTAGAGACGAGGACGACAGGCAGAACAAGCGTATTGCCTTAATCGAGGAGGATACAAAGGCAATCCACAGGCTGACGACCTCTATTGAAAAGCTGGTAATTCAAATGCAGGATATGTTAGCAGAGCAGAAAGAGCAAAGTAAGCGTATCCAGCGGTTAGAGGAGGAGCCGGGCGACGCATGGAGAGAATTAAAGAAAAAGGCGCTGGATACCGTTGTGGGTATCGTAGTAGGCGCGCTGGCAACGGGGCTTATCTATATGATAGCCCAGAATATTTAAGAAAGGATTGAAAGAACATGAAAGGTATTAACTGGGTAAGAAAGCTGACAAGTAGAAAACTGTGGACGGCGGTAGCGTCCTTTGTATCCATGATGATTGTAGCCATGGGAGGAGCGGAAAACACCGCGACACAGGTAACGGCGCTGATTATGGCCGGGGCTTCTGTGGTGGCCTACATAATCGGAGAGGGGCTGACAGACAGCGCCAATATCGGCGTTGAGGTGGAAACAGAGGTAGAAATGGACGACACAGAGGAGTAAGACAAAGAACCGGGCGCTTGCGGGAAACCGCAGGCGCTTTTTTGAATGAAGAAAAGCGAGGTAATAGCATGGCGGAAATCAAAAGCGAAAGCACTAAGGAAATGACGCAGGAAGAAATTAAGAGCCTGCGGGAAAAGGTGGCGAAAATGACACCAGAGGAGCTGCGGGAGTTTAGAAATTCTCATAATGCAGACGAAATGGGCTTTTGGGGAGAGGAGAGCGTATAATATGCAGATAAATAAACTGCTTACACCATACAATTTTACAGACGCAAACGATACAGGCAGGATAAAATATATTGTTATCCACTATGTCGGAGCGTTGGGAGGAGCAAAGGCAAACTGCCAGTATTACGCGGGGCAGTATATAGGAGCTTCTGCGCATTACTACGTTGGATTTTCCGGGGAAATATGGCAGAGCGTGCCGGACGAAGATATAGCATGGCATTGTGGAGCAAAGAGCTACAAACATGCGGAGTGCCGGAATACAAACAGCATAGGTATTGAGCTGTGCGTAAGAAAGAAAAATACGGCACATCTGGGGGCGGAAGATAAAGACTGGTATTTTGAGGACGCGACCGTAAGGGCGGCAGCGGAGCTTACGAGGTACTTAATGGATAAGTACGGCGTTCCTGCGTCCCATGTTATCCGGCATTATGATGTTACCGGGAAGATTTGCCCTAATCCGTATGTCTATAACGCCACGGCGCACAAATGGGACGAGTTTAGAGGGCTGATTAGCGGAGCGGAAGTTACCGAGCCGCAGCAGAACCAGCAGGGCGCAGGCTCATATAAAGTAAAGGTTGAAATTGACGACCTTAACATAAGAGTAGGAGCAGGCACTAATTATGCCAAGACTGGGGGATATACCGGGAAAGGTGTATTCACGATTGTAGAGGAGAAAGCCGGGCAGGGCAGCACCGCAGGCTGGGGCAGGCTGAAAAGCGGCGCAGGCTGGGTATCTCTGGATTACTGCATAAAGATTGAAGGGAGCGAGACGGGAACGGCCGAAACCGGAACGGCAGACGGAGGAGACACAGAAAGCACAATCTGGGAGTTTCTGACTGGAAAAGGGCTAAATGCTTATGCCGCTGCCGGGCTTATGGGGAACCTGTACGCAGAAAGCGGGCTTGCAGCAAATAACCTGCAAAATTCCTACAGTACAAAGCTGGGAATGAGTGACGAGGAGTATACAGCTGCGGTAGATAATGGCAGCTATACTAATTTTGCGCATGACAGCGCAGGCTACGGGCTGGCGCAGTGGACGTACTACAGCCGGAAACAGGCTTTATATGACTATGCAAAGGCGGCGGGCACGTCTATCGGAAATCTGGATATGCAGCTTGATTTTCTATGGCAGGAATTGCAGGGGTACAAGTCTGTTATGGAAAAGCTGACGGCGGCAACGTCTGTGCGGGCGGCTTCTGACGCTGTGCTTTTAGGATACGAAAAACCAGCAGACCAGAGCGAAGCAGTCCAGAAAAAGCGGGCAGAGTACGGCCAGAACTTTTACAATATATATGCAGGAAAGAAAAACGAGGAGGCAGAACCAGAGCCGCAGAAACCGGCGGCAGCAGTGCCTTATACTGTGAAAATAGATATTTCAGATTTGAATATCAGAACAGGAGCGGGCACAAACTATGCAAAGACCGGGGAATATACCGGGAAAGGCGTATTTACGATTGTAGAGGAGAAAGCCGGACAGGGAAGTACCGCAGGCTGGGGCAGGCTGAAAAGCGGCGCAGGCTGGGTATCTCTGGATTACTGTACTAAGCTGGCATAAGCGCGGGCGTGTCGTTCATAAGAGGGCGGCACGCCCTTATTTTTTGTCTGAAAGTGCAAAAACACGTTGACAATATACCAAAGTTGGTATATAATAAAGAACATAGAGAGGAGGACAAAACAAATAAGTGCAAAGCACTGGAAAGGAGAAACGGCACGTTGGGTAAGAAAAAGAAACATAAGAAAAAGCCTATCAAGTGGCAAGATTTAGCGGTCAATGCACTGATAGACTTAATCGTAGGAACGGTACTTATCATAATAGGAAAGCTGTTAGAATAAGCACCAAGGCGGGCGAAAGCCCGCCGCCTATAGAAAATATACCACAAACGGAAAGCCGAGTAAAGAGCATGATTTTAAAGTTGGGTATCTTTTTGGTGACTGCGGGAGCCATAAAGCTATGCGTAGCGCTTATAATCAGAGCGCGAGAGAAAAGAGGGAAAACATGATAGGCGAGAATATCAGAAAGGCAAGAAAAGCGGCGGGCGTTTCTCAAAAAGAACTTGCGGAACGCCTGCAAGTCCACCAAAAGGATATAAGTCGATGGGAGAATGGGGCGCACGTCCCTACACTGGAAATATTTACAAAGATATGCAGGGAGCTTAACGCTTCTGCTGATGAAATTTTAGAATTGAAATAAAGGCGAAAGAGAGGGCTTATTATGGCAAAGAAAAAAATTGTACTTTATGGAGTTGCGGCGCTGTTTGCCGTAAGCGGTATTGTGGCGCTGCCGTCTGGGAATATAGCCGGAGGCGTGGGCTGCATTGTGATTGCAGCAGTATGCGCTTTTTTAGGAAAAAAGAGCGCAGATAAAGAAACGGAGACGGGAAAGCCAGCAAGAGAGGCTACGCGCCCGGTATCCGGCAGCAGGATTGCGGAGACAATAAGGACAAAAGTAGTAGGAGTTACGTACTGCAACGACGACGGAGAAAGCAGACAGGATATTTTAAGCAGAATGACAGGGGACGAGGAAATACAGATAGAAAAAACCGTATACAATGGAGAGCCTGCTGCGTATGTAAAATGGGGCGATAAGGTTTTAGGCTATCTGTCTGCGGAATTGTCTAAAGATTTAGCAAATAGATACCCAAACGCCAGATATGAAGCGAAATTGTTAGAAATTTCTGGGGAGGAGGTACATACGTTTGGGTGCAATATAGAGCTTGATATTATCGTAGACGAACAGAGAGGCAGCGCACAGGAGCCAGCCGGGGAAACAGTCGTATACGTAGACCGCAGCAGTAAAAAGTACCATATTAAGCCTGATTGTTCAGGGATGAAGAACCCGAAAGCAATACCATTAAGCCAAGCAAAAAAGAAATACGCGCCTTGTAGGAAATGCTGCAAGTAAGTAAGACCACGGGAGCCGCAGACTTGTAAAAGAGCCTGCGGCTTTTGTCGTGCAAAATTTACCAAAGAGAGGGATACCAGAATGGCAAATAAGAAAGGGAGCAGGCAGCTTACAAAAGCTGACAGGATAAAAATAGAGGCATTATTAAAAGCGGGGCATAGCAAAAGGGAAATTGCCGCGCAGCTGCACGTACACCGCAGTACGATTTACAACGAGCTTAAGAGGGGCAGATACATACACCGCAATAGTGACTGGACGGAGGAAGAACGGTATAGCCCGGATATAGCCCAGAAACGCTGCGAGGAAAATTTAAAAGTGCGTGGCACACAGCTTAAAATAGGCAACGATATAGCCTATGCAAATTACATAGAGGATAAGATAGTAAACGAGGATTACAGCCCGGCTGCCGTTCTGGGAGAATTGAAAGCGCAGGGGAAAGAGGGGGAGTTTTCAACTACAATATGCGTCACTACGCTTTACAGTTACATTGATAAAGGGATTTTCCTTAAGCTGACAAATAAGGATTTGCCAGTAAAGAAGAATAAAAAGCGGGGCTATCATAAAGTAAAGAAACAGCAGGCCAGAGCCAACGCCGGAGAGAGTATAGAGAAGCGCCCGGAGGAGATAGACAAAAGGGAAGAATTTGGGCACTGGGAAATGGATAGTGTCATAGGAAAGCGCGGAAAGTCTAAAAATACTCTGCTGGTGCTGACGGAGCGAAAGACGCGGGACGAGATAATATTTAAACTACCAGACCACACAGCAGAGGCGGTAGTAGCCGCAGTGGATAGGTTAGAAAGGAAATGGGGAGAACTTTTTAAACAGGTATTCAAGACCATTACCGTAGATAACGGCAGCGAGTTTGCATATTGTGAGGCGCTGGAAAAGTCTGTATTGGGGGAGGGCAACAGAACAAAGCTATATTACTGCCACCCGTATAGTAGCTGGGAGAGAGGGACGAACGAAGTAACAAATAAAATGGTGCGCCGGAAAGTACCAAAGGGGACGGATTTTGACGAAAAGACGGAGGAGGAGGTGCAGAGCATTGAGGACTGGATAAACAATTACCCGCGCCGTATTCATGGATACCATACGGCGGCAGAACGGTTTACAGAGGAGGTAGAGAAACTGGCATAATGGCAGCAGGAGGCAGATACAAGGCGCAAAGGCTGGCGGAAACGGCAGCTTTAAAGGCGAGCCGGAATAAAGAGACGGAAACACAGCGCTTTCTTAGTATGATGTGCATTATATATAAAAACAGCAGAATGAAATTATACAAAATGCTGAAACTGATTTTTTGTCGAAAAAAAGGTTGA